CGGGCCTTGTATATTCAGCGCGTCCATCTTATCGCCCGCTCGCTTAATCGCATATGCAGGATCACTCGTCACATCAAATGATCGAGCAATGCTAGGGGTAATCTTTGTTGCGCTGCCGTGTGTGACGCGCATTTTGCCGCCATGCTGCATTTGAACTGAACCACCACCAGACATACGCCGCGGCTGCATCCTTTGGTTCATCAGCGCTAAGTTAGCGAGATCCATGTCAAGCATTCTGAACGCTTGCGGGTCAGTGATCGTGTTCTTGATGGCCTCTTCTGGCGGTGAGTCAACCATGCCGCCTTCGGCTTTGTGGACTGCGCCGCCGTGGGCTTTGCCCATGCGAGCCTCACCGGTCATCACCATGTCTCGCGCAGTCTCGGGGCTGACCCCTAAGCGTTGGGCGGTCTCAACAATCTTATCAGCAATCATCTCAAGCTTAGGCGAACCGATTGGCGTGGTCACGCCGGTTTGGCCAGAGAACGCCCCCCATGTCCGCGCCTGTGCGGGCACAGACTCGATACCTAATTGCTTGGCGATCTTATCTCTCCACCAAGGCGCGAGCTGGGTCATCTCAGGGTTGCTCACGCTCCCGCCTGGGACGACCTCTTTGCCCTTACTAGTCTTCGCACCTCGGGTGTCGGCCAAGCCAACAGCACGCGACCAGTGCGCGTCGCCAACTGGTGTCTGTGTCTGAAAGCCAGTTTCGGGCACGCCACTTGCCTCAATATACATCGGCACCTTGGGCGTGGTCATCGTGAACTCGCCAGTACGCAAAAACTTATCCATTGGCAATGCCTGAGCGGTCTTATGGTACATATGACCCGGCACATCAATGATATCTTTTGGAACACCTGCCGCCTCTCGTTGCGCTGCAGGCACACCCATGAACTGCATAAACTCAGGGAATCTGCCCTGCTTGTGTAGGAAGTAAGCAGCCGAGCCACGGGGTATCTCAGTAGTCACCTCGCTACCAGGAGAGGCCATACCCATGAGCGTGTTTTGTAATCGGTACTCAAACGCCGCCCGCTCTGGACCGAGCAGCTCAACCATGCGCTGATAGTACGGGGTCATGACGTACCAAGGATCCATGCCGCGTACGAGTGCGGAGAACTTCTCGGCCTCGGCGTTGACGTCCAAGATACGCTGAACATTCTTGGGGTTCATGATGCTCTCAGCCGCCACTGAGCCCCGAGGGTTGACCGCGGCGCCAGGTAGAGTGCCAGGCAGGTTGCCGCGCAAGTCTTTGCCGATCTCGTACAGGTCGTCGCGGTTCACGCCAAAGAGGCGCTTGAGGTTGGGGCTTTCGGGGGCGACCCGCGAGGCGGCCTCGGCGGCGATCTCGGACGGGTGACTATAGATACCAGGGAACGCCATGCGTTGTGGTTCGATGATTGTGCGGGCTTGAACCTTTTCAGGCGACTTGTAGGCACTCAGCGGTGGCGTCTTTGACCTAACTTTTGGAGTTTTATCCATGATCACATCGCATAAGGGTTCTCACGCCGGATCCGTCGATCCTCGTCATACTCGTCATCATAATGCACAACTGGGTCAATTTCAATGAAGTTCATGTCGCGCAGCACCCTGAGCGCCTGCGACAGCGCATCACAGTAGTCGTCGTGCTTCGCGTTGGGGAAGGAGCAGACTTGGGTCACGAACGGGTTGAGCCAGCGTCTGGGCTTGCCTGGGCGATCCTCGGACTCGGGCAGGTAGACGCGCCCTCGCATGATGAGCGGGGCAACCAAGTTCAGGCGCATGGTCTTGTCGGCACGCCCTGGGTTGTAGGAGCGCACGGGCAACCCGGCGCGTTGCAGGTCTTGGATAAGCGAAATGCCCGCGGACTTGTCCTCGATCAGGATCAGGTCAACCTTCTTGCCGTTCCCGAACTCATTCTCGTCGCCGTAGATACTGGTCGCCTCTTCAATCACCTTGGGGCGCAGGTCAGGGTAGAGCATATGCTCCGACCACGCGTCGATCACCATCGCGGACATGGCCTTGTCGGGCGACGGGCGAAAGATCCCGAGCACCACGCAGGCGGTCGGGTCGTTGGAGGTCTTGTCCGAGGTCGCGCAATCGTACGACTGGACAACGTACTCAAACTGAGGCAGCGGGCGATCGGCGGGCCAGAGCTTGAACCATGACTCGCTGACGATGCCGCCCTCGAGCTCGGAGATCAGCTCGGCGTACAACTCTTGGCGGCCGAGCGTGGTGCCGTCAAATTGACTCAATTCGTCAATAAATGACTTGGCTAGGTTGTCGGCATTCTCAAAGGTTGAGCCCGTGGTCATAATGGTTGAGCTGTTCTCGTCCTCGGCCTCTTCTACCAGTTGCCGGACTAGGTCAATCGGCTTAGGCGTCGTGGTCACGATCACCTTGGGGCTTTGGCCAAGACGCAAGCCAAACTTCATCATTGACCAGACCTCATCCGGGTACTGGTACGCCGCGGCCTCATCAGCCCAAACGATGTGGTGCTGCGGCCCGCGTAACCGGCTAGGTTCTTCTGCTGAGAAGCCGCGAATGATGCTGCCGTTCTTGAGGGTAACCTCAAGCAATGACTTGTTATATCCGGATATGATTGAGTTGGGGAGGATAGACATCAGCCCGGACTCGCCCTCGAGGCAAACAGCTCTGACGTCGTTCGTCGTGGGGGCGATGATCCCGCAGCGGGTGTTAGGGTGTGTGGCCGCGTACCAACCAAGCGCCTGGGCACCTGTCTTAGTCTTGCCCCAGCCGCGGCCGGCCAAGATGAGCCAAGTCGTCCACCAGTCGCCATCTGGCATGATTTGCTTAGGGCGTGCGGTGTCAAACCAAGACTCACGCCAGTCAAGCATGACGAGCTCATCAATACTGAGCTCGACCAGCTCCTCAGCCATCTTTGAGCCGTCGGGCTGCGATCTTCTCTATTAGAGACACCCGCATCTCAACCGGACCGCCCCCATCACCAACGTGCTCGGTGCGGGCGAGCTTTGGGATGTGGTACTCGCTGACCTGCAGCACCAGTTCAATGGCAACTTTCGGACCGTGCTTAGGATCGACAGCGACCTGCTCAAGCCACTCTTGCATGCGGTGGGCATTCCCATCCACGAAGGCCGCAAAAGCCTCTCTGGCGAGCGTTGTGGCCTTATTAGGCACGCCCACAGCGCGGCCGCCCGTTTTCGGTCTACTTTTGTCTACTTTAGATTTTGAGTTATCCATTCTTAAATTGTATCAAAATCACAATAAAAACAACATTTTTATCAAAACTAGGGAAAACCCCTAGAAAATAGTTAATACAATGTGTGTAATCGTGTTACTATTTGTTTGTGGACGAACCACACCAACCTGATCTAATCAAACCGTGAGAGATACTATGAACCAAGCAACACTAGCCCTTTACATCGCCGCCATCAAAAAAGAAATCCTTGAGGATACCGTCTTAGCTGACTGCAAGACCTTTGCTGAGTTGCACGACCATTGTGACGCCAATATGCTTGGCTTTGAGTCTATGCCTGAGTTTGACGATGATGAGAAAATGATTGACTTTGCTAATGCGGGTATGGACGCCATTGATGCGTGGTTACGTAATGGTCAAAAGCAAGGGGCTTAACATGAACAAAGTAACCAAAGACATTATGAAGTGGTTTCCTGTGCTGTCAGAGAACAACGCTATGGTTGTGCATACTCAACTGATGTATGACGGCGTTGACTTCTCAGAGGTCAGCAACAAAGAGCTCAAGGCTGAGGCCAAGCGTGTCATTGACAAATTATATGGAGAAGTCAAATGATCAAGAAAATTGAGGTGTGGTTTGATAAGTCATATAAGTGTTGGTTGGTGACCACCTACAACGAGGAGGGTAATCAATACGATGCCGCCCATGACTTTCACAAGAAATCAGATGCCGTGGCATACGCCAAGAGTCTGCTGCCAACGCTTGTGATTGAGACCCGTAAGTAAATTAATTAACAAAAAGTGTTGTATTGTGTTTTTCCGTGTTACTATTTGTCTGTCGTATAAATCAACCTGATTTAATCAAACTGAGGAAACGAAATGACTAAAACTTACAAAGCCTACATCTACCAACTTGATACTCACTTTGAGGCTGAAGTTGACGGCATCACCTTGGCAAACTTTGGCACTAACGTTCCTGAGATCAAAGACCAACCCGCTGTTTTTGTG